GAGCTACAGGAGCTACAGGAGCGACAGGTGTTGTGGCTGTTGGGTTAGTACGAGCAAATAAAGCTTCTGCTTGTTTAGCAAAATAAGAGTTGTTGTAATCTTTAAGTGCTTGTTGGACTTGTGCATCTGATATTTTATTTGCTTTTTCAGCAGCAGCAATTCCTGCGGCATCATACTTTCCGCCGGGGCCTATTAAATTATTATCTTGTAAATACGAAATAATCGTATTGTCCATAGCAGAAGGTTGCGTATATGTGTTTGCCGCAAATTGGGTTTCTCCGGGCAAGCCCAAATTAACTGGTTGGCCTTGACTGTAATTATTTAAAACATCCAGTCCTGTAAAGGTAGATGGCGCCGCAGCAAAATTACTAGTAGGATTAAAGAAGCTAACCGAAGGGCTTACATTCCCAATAACATCTTGACCCCATTGATTTGCCGCTTGTTGTTGTGTTATTTGATTGGCGGCAAGCAAATCATTTACGGCACCATAATTGCCGCCTTCATACGCGCTTTGTATTTGACTTGCTACATCGCTACTAATAGAACCATCAAAGTGAGCCATGCCGCCATGAGCTAGTGCCACGATACCGCCTGTTGCAGCGGAGGTGGGTTGTTGATAGATGTCTGAAAAGTTACGGCTGCCCCATTCGCTAGCCTTGACCGCAGGCAAATCAATCATGTGATGTGTAACAGGATCGTAAATCTTTTGGCGAATGTATGCGGGATTTGCTGGGGGTGCGGTAGTAGTTTGCACGCCTTTGTCAGCCATTATTGGGGCAGTAGCGGCAAGTCCATATTTTAGATTGCTCATGTTTGCAAAAGCTCCGGGATTACTAGCTACATTTTGCAAACCCGCTCCAGCTTTTTCCATGAAAGACGCATTTCCAGCTTGGTCTAACGCAGCCGATTTAGCCGCATTAACTTGGTCAGTAAAACTACTTACTTGCGCTTGTGTCGCGTTTTCAGGAAGTACGTTTGTAAACTGATCTCCAATAGCTTGTTGTGCCAAGGCACCTTCTCCAGCACTCGCCAAACCTTCAGCTAATCCTGCTCCGCCATAAGCACCTAGCCCCGCCATGAGTCCACGAGACAAACTACCCGTAGCCAGAGTCATAATGCCGCCCGTAGCAACACCTGCCATCATTGACGATAAACCATAACCAGCGGGGCCAAGCAAAGCACCTAACGCTATAGGTGCGGCTACTTTAAGAATGTCATCTAAAGCACCAGCTTCGGGTAAACCCGTATGTGGGTTGACGGTTAAATCTCCACCTTTGGCTTGAGCAAGGCTACGCAAACCAGCAACTTCGCTGGGGGTCATGTGCACAAGCATTTTGTCGTTGCCACGACCTTGTTGCGCTAAGTGATTGGCTACGTGTTGGAGACTCATATTTTCCCCGTAAATAAGTTAGAGTTTATCATATTAGCCTACTTTCCAGTTGGTTCCATTGGAGAATACAGGCACTGTGTTTGCCCCACCGCTAGCTACCGTTGTATTAAAAGTAGTCACCGAAGAATCCGATACAAAAGTTCTTGTGCCCGCACCTGATGTAACCGCACTGGGTAATGTAGCTACTGTATACACCGTAGTGCCAACTGTGTAGTTATTGATAATTACGTTTAAAGCATTGTTAAGCTGGTTAAAGTACAAACGAAACACATTGTTTAACTGATCTTGAAACCTACGGTCGTACTCTTGTGGGCCCAAAGGCAAGTTTGGTACTGGCGGATTGATGATCGGTTGTTGTGCCATTAGCGTCTGCCGTCAGGACGAATATCTAGCCTCGGGGCTCCCAACTGCCAAGTTGTACCCACCTTGTCGGATTCCATCTTGATAATGAGCTGGCGACCACGCACCCGTGTGTAGACTTCGCCTGTAAATGTCGCTGGATTGGCGCTTAAGTTAATGCTTTGTACGCCGTTTGCCCGAGGATTGTTTGTGCCAGAACCTGAGTTGTACATGGGATACAGCGTCATTGTGCCTTCAGGAGTTGTACCATCTGTAGACCCCTCAAAAGTCAAGTCAGGAAGTATTCTCCACACGAAAGCAAAATTATGCCCATCCCCAATATCAAACTCTGAAGAAGAAATATAAGCTGGAATAGATACCGCAGTGCCTGTTGAAACATCGTCAACACCTGTCTCTTGATTAAGAACATAACCAGTGTACGTAGCCGCAACTGGGTTGGGTAACAGCCCTGAGTCCAGCCATGCTGTACGAGCCATACTGCCGTAATACCAGAGCTTTTCAACGTAGTTATAGACTACATAAGCGTTAACGGTAGTGCCTGAGCCAGAAACATAGAACCACCATACCTCATTGTAGGCTTCACTGGTGCTGGCAAAAACCTGTTGGTTCTGGGTCTGGTTGATGTTTTGAAATACAAACTTACGAAGATCACAATTAAGCGTTTGTACACGACCATCGTACATATAGAACTTGTCTTTGCCCATCCAATAGACCACGCTAGATGCAAGAGCAACTGAGTTTTGACCAATCACGGAGATGTTGTCGCCAAGAAGCTGCGTTTTCCAGTAATAAGGGGCGCCCACATATTGAAATGAATAAACCGCCTGATCTGTTAAAACTACAATTTCTTGACGAGTTTGGATAGCGGATTGAATCTGTGAACCGTGAGACAGCCGGATACTGCCCGCTTGGTTTGTAGCGTCAGGTGTCCACTCATAAGGGTTTTCCTGATCTGACCAACGAATTAACATGGGGTCTATGGTCAAAGAGCCGTAGTCGTTTGTTCCAAACACAAGGGCAAACCTAGAAGCATCAGACACAATAATGTAGTTCTGGAACAAAGGCACATCCACAAGATTGGATATAGAACATCCTGAACCCGTAGAAGATGTGTTGACTATTGCACCTGAACTATTTAAAAGATTAGCTGTTAAACCTTGTACGTTGTAAAGATAATACGTAAGTCCTGCTGTTACGCCAGAAGGCATTGAGCTTGTGGTGGCAAATTGAACGGCTGTGCCTTCAGTCAAAGGAATGGTAAACGTCACCACTGTAGGAGACGCACTGGTAAACGTGACAGCGCCACCTAAACTGGACAATAAAACACCGGGAGTAGACACGCCACCAGAAGCTTTCCAATAGTAAACGGCTCCACCACGCGGGCCAAAGAGTAAGTTTTCGCCAAAGTTATAAGCGTTCCACAACTGGATGTTGGTAGCGGATGTACCACCATTACCCCAAGTTCCTTGACTCCAGTACCCAGCGCCCCAGCCATAATACGGGATTTGATATGCTGCGCCTGTATTGACTTGGAAGGCCGCCGTAGCTGATGCACCGCCGCCTGTTGTTGTAGTACCTGTTGCAGTACCCGTTACGGATATGGTAAAAGTTGTTGATGTTGGGACAGAAACAATCTGGTATTCCCCACTGACTGTTACGCCTGCAACAGCCGTTGCTCCAGCTATGGTTACAAAGTCTCCAAGCAAAGCACCATTGGCCAGAGTTGTTGTAACGGTTACAGTTGTCTTCCCGCCAGCATTGGTAGCAGAGTTTGTGGCAATAGGATTGTTGGGCAGGTTGACTGAAGAGCGTATGGGTGTGATGTCGTAGTACTGCGTGCCAAAGGTCAGGTAAAACTTTAAGTTTGTACCTACTGCCAGATAGTTGATGTTGTTGACCGTGATCCAGTTCCAAAGCAGTCGGCAAACACCTACAAATGTAAACGTAGTGTACTGCGTCCAGCCGCCAATCTTTTCAGGCGTGCCTTGACGGAAGCGAACATTCTGAGACTCATACCAGCCACCCTCGTTCGTATATCGAGTGTTCTCTCTATTGACTCCGGGTTTGAAAACGACTTTTTGTAGTGGCATGATTTACCTAGGCGTATGGTCTTGTACCCATTTTATCAATGATAAGTGCTTGCCGTCTAGGTTTATCGTCTGGGTGGTTTGGCACTGAAATATGCGTCCAGCGGTCAAACTCACGAATGACTTGGTCATACTCCAAACCAGAGGCTATAACTAGTTTAACGACTTCATCAGGAGTCATATTAGGCACACGAAAATCACAAGCGCAACCCACACGATGCTGAGAACGATCAGAGCTTCCAACCGCGTCGTTAACTTGTTTAGACCTAAAACCTGAGTTAACCATAATTGGCTTGCCGCCAAGAACAGTTTTAACCTGCTCCAGAAAGACTGCAAGACGCATAAGATTTGCTTTTTCAAGTTCGTTAGGTTCATTTAAAAACTCCCTATGATCGGTGTGCGTAAGTTCTTCAAGTGTGAAGTGGGTTGTTAGTATGGTCATTTTGAGGGTGTGCTTTTGTGAAGTAAATCATCTTTTGCCTGTGAACCAGCAGAAGACCCAAAATAGAACGCAATGATTCCCGTCCAAGCCGTGCCTAGACTACCAAGCATCAGCATTAGAGCTTCACTTGTTCTGAATGTTTCCATCATCATGCCCACCAAAATACCAAAGAAACCCACCGTGACCAGAATAGCCAAGGCTGGCGGGATAAAACTGCGTGTTGTGGCTTGAAGT